TTCAACTCCTATAGAATTTTTTCCTGCTGTTTCTATTTTTAATGAGTTTGGAGAAGCATTTAGAGATACAACTGGAGCATTTTTAAATAAAAATAGTTATGATGATGCTTTAAAATCTTGGTTAGAATTTGCCCCTGCTCCAACTGTAAGAAATATTTTAGATAGAGCTGGTGTTCCTTTTATGGTATACAAAAAAAATAGTAATATGTTAGATGCATATAAAAAGTCTAATATATTTAAAGGCACTTCTTTGTTTAATAAAGGCGGAGCTGTAACTCAAGCAAGAAAATTATTTAATGAAGGTGATGTTGTCCAACAAACAGTAGAACCATCAAACTATCAGTACGATTTAAAAACAGAACCAGAAACAGAAGATGTTTATGATAAAGAAGAATTAAAAACTATTGTAAAAGAAGGACCAAAAATAGTTCCTAAAAAGAAACCAGTATTAAATACTGTTAGTGCAAACCAAGTTTATAATTATTTAATCAACGAAAAAAAATTAGATAAAAATAAAAGTTTAGGAATAGTTGCTAACATATATGGTGAGAGTAATTTTAAAATGGATGCAGACCAAGCAGGTGATGGTAGTCAAGGTATAGGATTATTTCAACATACTTTTTCTACAAGAAAAGAAGGTTTATTAAAAGCTGTTCCAGATTATAAAACAAATTGGAAAGGTCAAATAGATTATGCGTTATCAGAAAATGAAGCTAAAAGATATTTAAATACAGACTTTGAAACTGCTGAAGAAGCGGCTCAACACTTCATGAATTATAATTTACAACCAGCAGAAAAAAATAGAGAAGGTCGAACTAAAAAACATAATGAATATTTAAAAAGTTTTACAAGTAAATTAAATTTTAGATATGGTGGTTATGCTGCTATGAGAAGAGCTATGACTTCTAATAGAGCTTATACTGGAACAGGCGGCTCTACAAATAGAGAAAGATATATAGCAAGTAGTAATCAATCTAAACCAAAGACAATAATAAGTGATAGTGGTTCTACTAACAGAGAAAAATATATAGCTAGTCAATCTGGCGGTGGTGGTAATAATAGAGGAAATCAAAGTAACACTAACACTAGTTCTACAACCACTACAACTACTACTAATACAGGTCCTGTAGATAGTGGAGGTGGTAGTTCTACTAAAGAAAAAACTAAAGACAAAGTTAAAAAACTTCTTAAAAAAACAGGTAAAAAAATAGAAAGATTTACTACAGAAAATGCAGATATACTTCCGGGTGGTGAAACTTATGAAAAAGCTATTGATACAGCTTATGGAGGATTGACACTTGGAAAAACAGGCGGTATTTTAAAAGGTGAGACAACAACAACAATTGATAGTAGTGTACCCGGTTATCCCAAATTTAAAACTTATCCAACAGAAGTTCCAGATATAGATGTATCTAATATATTAGATGATAGTTCGGTTGGTATTTCTGCGGGTGTTGGTACAAAATACGGATTATTTACTGGTGGAATTGACACTAAAGAAGGAGCAACTTTAGGTTATAATGTTGCTGGTGATACAAAATTTTTTGAACCTAGTATTTTAGGACAGACAATGACTGTTGGAGTAACACCTTATGCAAAAGCTGAATTTAAACCAATGGATAAAGCTGATAACTTTGATGGTGAAATTGGGGCAAAAGTAACTACTCCAATAGGAAGTGCTGATGTATTTATAACAGAAGAAGGAAAATTTAATATAGGAAAAAGTTTTAACTTTAAAAGTGGCGGATTACTTGACAAAAAAAGGGGTTGACAAGTTGAAGATTGAGGTGTATAATATAGGTATAACGGGATAGCTACGGGTAGTATTTCGTTATACTAACAACTCGCTTATGAAAGGAGCAAAAATGAACCTACCTACAAGTGGGGTCTTTGACCCATTTAAAAACTTGACTGTTGGCTTTGATAATATCTTTGACCAACTGTCAACATTGTCAGCATATGACACATCTAATTATCCTCCGTATAACATCAAGAAGATTGATAAAGAAAAGTATCAATTGGAAATGGCGTTGGCAGGATTTACAAAAACAGATGTAATAGTTGAAGTAAAAGAAAATACTTTAACAATATCTGGTAAAGTGTCAGACAAAGATACAGATAACTTTGTACATAGAGGTATAGCTCAAAGGTCTTTTAAAAGACAATGGAGTTTAGTAGAACATCTTGAAGTAACAAGTGCTGTATTAAAAGATGGAGTCCTGAAAGTAGATATGAAATTAAATCTACCGGAAGAAAAGAAACCAAAAACAATTACAATAAAGTAAAAAGGTAGGGGGCGTTAAGCCCCTTACAAACTATGAGATTATTTTTAATACTATTAATATTATTAACAGGAGAAGTAGCTATGGGAAATCCACACACAGGAAAAAAGAATGGGCAACTTAAATTGCCTGTTATTAAAACAAATGAAAAAGAAGTGCAAAATAACTTTTATGGAGTATTTGGTAGTACACCATCAACACAAAAAGACATGATAAAAAAATATTATAAAAATAAAATTTTAGAGCAATATAAAATAAAGGATTAATATGTTAGGTGGATTACCAGTAGAAATGATAACAATGCTTGGGTCATCTTTGTTAGGTGGCTTTATGAGTATATGGAGTCAAAGCATCAAAGCAAAACAAGATGAACAAAAGATGTTACTTGCTAGAGCAGACAATCAAATGTCGCACATAGAAAAAGCAAGAACATATGAAAACAAAGGATTTACTTTTACAAGAAGAATAATAGCTTTGACCGCAGTATTTATGGTAATAGCTTATCCTAAATTAGTACCAGTATTTTTTGATGTTCCTGTTATTTTAACATGGACAGAATTTAGTAGAGGATTTTTATTCTTAGTAGAACAGAAAGAATTATTAATGGACAAAGCTCATGCAGGTGTAGTAATAACACCATTAGATACTCACTTAATGAGTGCAATTGTAGGATTATATTTTGGTGGTAGCTTAGTTAAGAGATAACTCTAAGATATTTTTCTAACCATTCGTGGACAACAATAAATTTTCTTTTAGCTTCATTTACAACATTTGTAAAAAAAACTCTTTCCTCTCGATGAGGGAAAGATTTATCCATAAGTTCTTTATCATCAACTGGTAAAGATTTTATTTCTGTGATAAACTTTCCCTCTTTATCAAGGATTAAAGAATAAGAAAATATTACTGCTTCCTTTTTATTCTGCGTCATCGAAGACATTTGACCAGTTCCCTTTTACACTAGCTTTAGTATAAGCAGAAGCTCTTCCCTCGAAAAAGTTTTGATGTTCAACACCAATAACTTCATCCCACCAAGTCAAAGGATTTTCACTCACCCCAAAGTTAGGTTTCAAACCTAATTGTAATAAGCGTCTATCAGCAATATATCTATTGTATTGTTTCATCTCTTCTAATGTTAGACCTTGTATATCTCCCATCTCAAAAACTAATTCAATAAAGTTGTCCTCATGGTCAACCATTTCCCTACATATATCGTAGATTTCTTTCTTGAACTCATCGGTCCATATGTCTAGGTTTTCTTTTATTAAAGTTCTAAATACTTTAGTCATACCCTCAACATGAAGTGACTCATCACGAATACTGTAGTCAACTATCTTACACATCCCCTTCATTTTATTAAACCTTTGAAAGTTAATCAAGATAGCAAAGCTTGAGAATAACTGTAGTCCTTCTGTAAAACCAGAGTATACAGCTAAAGCTTTAGCTACATTTTTTAAGTCTTCCTTTGTTTTAACTTCTGATGTTTTAAATTGTTGTATGTAATCATGTTTAGATGACATCTCTTCATACTTAGAAAATGCTTTGTATTCTGACTCTGGCATACCAACTGTATCTAACAACAATGAATATGAATGTTGATGTACTGATTCAATATTTGCAAATGAACCCATCATCATTCTTAATTCTGGTTTCTTAAATAATGGTATATACTTATCATAATATCCTGCACCTACATCAACATCTGATTGTGTGAACAATCTAAATATTTGTGTCAGTAAATTTTTTTCCGATGGTGATAACTTTTGATTCCAATCTTTTACATCTTCGTGCATGGGTACATCTTCTGGTAACCAATGCAATTGATTTTGTAATGTATAATAATCAAATGCCCAAGGGTATTCAAATGGTTTATAATAAGTTCTCTCGTTAAATAATGGACTTACGCTTCGCATGATAAACAAACCTCCTCTGTTGCTTCTTGTTCTAATCTTACTCGCTTAACTTTTAAGTTAATATTTTCTGCACTCTTAGCTTCTCTACTTCTTAGATAATACAAACTCTTTAATCCTTTTTTCCAAGCTTGATAATGTACTTTATTTGTATATCGTAAAAAATTATCATGCTCTTCTTGTGGAGCTTGTATGCGTGGAGCAACAAAAAATAAGTTTACTGATTGTGCTTGACAGATATACTCTTGTCTATCTGATGCGTGTTGGACAATCCAATTCTGGTCTATCTCATTCGCAGTTTTAAATACATCTTTTTCCATATCAGTTAAAAAGGATAGATGACTTACCGAACCTTCTTGTTCGCTAATACTTTTCCAAATTGAATCTTTATAATTTTGATAATCATTATCATAATCTTTTTGTAAAGTTTCTGACAGTTCCCATTTAGTTTTAAATAAATTATGTAGCTGTCTGTTTCTAACTTGGAATGTTCCACTTAAAGTTTTATGTGAATATACATTAGCTCTTATAGGTTCTATTGAAGGACTAGTTCCTCCACAAATAATAGATGATGTAGCGTTAGGAGCAATAGCAAGTAAGTGTGCATTACGCATACCTGTACCTTCCATGTCCGGAGCTTCACCTCTTTCTTCTGCTAGTTCCTTAGATGTTTTAACAGCTAACTCTTTGATTTGTTTGAATATTTTTGTATTCTGTCCTGTTGCCATTGGACTATCAAATGGTATATTTAATTTTTGTAGATAGGTATGAAAGCCCATAGCACCAAGACCAATACTTCTTTCTCTGTAAGCACTATAACCTGCTTTCTCAAAACCTAATCTTTGCACTTCCATATTTCTTATGTCACCTTTATAATCATAAACAAAATCATAAGTAGCTTGTATAAAATGTTCTAACACATTGTCTAACATTCTAACCATGTCTGGTATAAATGTAGAAGACATTGACCACTCATCATACTGTGCAAGATTAACACTAGATAAACAACACACAGCAGTTCTATCTTCACTTGTAGGTAATGTTATTTCACTACAAAGATTTGATTGATTAACTTTTAATCCCGCTTCTTTTTGTTTCTCTGGTAAATGTTTATTAGATGTATCAATAAAGTGTAAGTATGGTTCACCTGTTTCATGTCTTGTTTCTAAAATTAATCTCCACAATTCTCTAGCACTAATTGATTTAACTTTTTGTTGTGAGTGCGGGTCGATTAAATCCCAATCAATATTTTTAGAAACACATTCCATAAACTTATCAGTTATGTTTATGCCATGATGTAAGTTAAGACATTTTCTATTTGTATCTCCACCAGAAGATTTACGCATAAATAAAAACTCTTCTATCTCCGGATGCGATACATCCATATATGCTGCATAGCTACCTCTCCTTGTTGTTCCTTGATTGAAAGCTAACATCTGACTATCAACAACTTTCATAAAAGGTATTGACCCTGTTGATTTAGAACCATGAGAAGTAGAAGTACCATCACTTCTAACTGCTCCCCAGTAACCACCAATACCACCACCATTACTAGCTAACCAAATATTCTCATCATAATGTTTACTTAATCCTTCTCTACTATCTGGTACATAATTAAGAAAACAAGATATAGGTAAACCTTTAGATGTACCTGCATTAGAAAGTATAGGCGAAGAAAAACCAAACCATGTCTTACTTGCATAGTCATATATTCTTTGTGCCATATCCCAATCTATTTTACCACGATAAGTAGAAACATATTTTGCGGCTCTAGCAAAAGCGTGTTGAGGTGATGTTTCTTTTTTATCAAGATATCTATCTCTTACAGTTGAAACACCAAAGGGTGTTAAATATTTATCTCTCTCTAAATCTATTTTAATCTTCATCTTTCTGGGCTACCTTTCATTAAATCTATTTTAAATTCTTCATCTTCTTTTTCTGTTACTGCTTCTATTTCCCCGGCTATAGCCATGTAAGCTGCCCCATCAATATAAGTATCGGGTGTTCTTTTACCTAACTTAGTTCTAGCTATCTTTAGCAAAGCCATCATAATAGCAACATCATGTGCATCAAT